CCGTTCAAGTACTCGCCCTCAAACATGCCACCCTCGTCCTGATAAGTAGCATGAACCTTAACACCCATCTCATGCAACTTGTCCCAAACAGGAGTAGGTGGCCCCCATGCCGTCCAACAACGGAACTCGAACCACGACTTCGTATCCGCATCAAACAAATAACGACCCTGATCATGCGCAAGCTCCTCGTCAATCTCAACGTCACAAACATCCCACTTCGTGCCCCAATTATTAACACGCCAGTCATACCAACCCTCAACATCGTACCCCTGCCATTGGGTCTTGGGCGCTTGCCACTGTTCAAACGGCATCGGACAAACCAACTGACAAAACTGCGGGTTCTTGGCACGACCCCCACGATGAGGATCGTACCCGTTCTCAGTCAATCCATTGTAAAGCATGGATACCAAGTAATGCGGCCCCTCAATACGGACCTGCTGATCACAATGATTAGGCATTAGTTATCTCCTTTGTTTGATTGATACACAGCCTCGGCAAATCCTCTAGGTGTCGCGCTTCGTATGTCCTTGGTCCGCTGTGACTTGCCGCCCAGCTTCATCATCGCCGTGCTGTACCCGTTGCCATGATAACCTTCGCAATCGACCGCAACCTTGTTAGGCATGGTAAACCCGCCGCCCGTCCACAGGCACGTCTTCTTCTTGTACGCATCCCGCGGCGCAATGTACTCAGGCCAACGCGGATGCTCCGCCTGATCGTCTGCAATATACCCGCCGTACTCATACGGGTGAAACGAATAGTCAGGTTTTCGCCACTTTGTAGCCAAGACACTTACAGGGTTTTCCACAAAGAAGGGAACATGTAGGCTGTTGAATAGCTTGGCACACCACATTGCATAGCTCACCGCCTCATCTTGGAATGATGGATTGGCCGCTGCTTTCTTCTTGAACCACGCAGCACCGCTCACCGCCATGTCTGTGCAGACAGGGAATGCCATGCCGAATACCACATGTTTATCAGAAAACTCATCTTGGATAGCGTTCAATGTTTCATGGTTATGCAGGTCAGCGTGCTGATAGCAGATGCCCTGATCAACGCGGCCCTCTTTGGGATGCTGAATATCAAAGGCATAGCAAGAATACCCCGCTTTAGCCCATGGCTTTAAAGCCTCGCCCGTGAAGTCATATAAACTTATTACAATGCTCCTGCTCATTGCGCTGTCTCCTTCCAGATAGCCAACGCCTCGTCAAAAGGCATGTCGTTCAAGATGCGACGACCACGCCAAAAATTGCCGTCCGTCTTTGGAGGATAATACTTTGTCCCAAATACCCCCGCTTCCTCCTCGCCTTCTTTCTGAAACAAAATCTGGGTCCGCATCATCCGTCTCAATTCACGAGCCGCTAACCAATCATTGACCTGATCCGCGCACCAATACTCTAACTTTTGAGGCAAGCCGTCCGCACACCACTCAGATGGGGTGTTGGGTAACGACTTGAAGTAATCATGGACCTCTGCCATCGTGGCACGATACTCACCCTTGAACTTAGGGTGGGCATAGTCACGGTCCGCGCCCCCACGTCCATCGTTGCTGACAATCGCAACAGGCTTGCCGTCTACATACAATGAGGCTTGGTAACAGTGGGTTTCCTCAGATGCCCACGCAGTGTGCTTGATGTTTTTTAGTTCTAGTTTCATTACACTCACTCCACAAAATCTAAATCAAAAGAATAATAAGGCTCAACATACCCCCACTTGCAATCAGGGATCTGCATCGAAGCAAACACAGCCCACTCATACGGACCAGCCTCAAATGATACATGCCAAACCTTGCTGTAACCCTGTGCCTTGCGCTCCTCTGGCGTCTTGATGTGAACCTCGTAACTCGGATCCGCGCCAACCATCTCACACCACTTGCACAACGCTCGATACAACCCCTTCGCCGCACCAGCCCGCGTCTTGTATGACGCCGGATCCCAGTCCAACGTCATCTTACCACCATCCATACAATCAAACTTAAACATCACTCATACCAACCCATATAAAATATTGTGAATATCAACAGGCTTGCTCCGGTCCAACTTAAACTCCGAAGTGTAATAACCATGTATGCGACTGCGGTTGCTCGAAAAACTGCTCTTGAATACAACAATCTCTGTCACCGGAGCTTGGTCCTCGAACATCTCACGATTGCGGAAGTACCTCGCCCGTAGGGCCTTGATCGTTTTCATGGTGGGGCTCAACAGGACGGTGTCGTCCTCGCATATAGCATTGTATGAATACATCTTAGTCTCCTAGATAAATAAATAGATAACGAAGCACTTGTGCTTCGAGAACAACTAAACCACAAGTCGAAGGGGAAGTCAAGGGGCTGAGTACAGTATAGACACTTCCCCACAGTTTTTTTGTTTTTTTTTTTTTTCAATCCAAATATGGTGTCCCCACCGTCCTCAACTTTCCTCACCATTGATTTCACTCGTTAATCTGCCCTCATTTGAGTACACTTGTGAGGACATGAGGACATTTAGCTGGAGAAAAGTGCTATATATAGGCTTCTTGCAAAGGAAGGCGGGCTGTTGTAATTTGTTGGTAGACCACAAGTGAGGTGTGCATGGGAAAGCTGGAAAAGAAGATCGAAGAAGAACATGGGCGGGTCTTGACCAACCGACAACGGACCTTTGCGAGGCACATTGTCGAAGGGATTTACTCGAATGCGGAGGCTGCTCGAAAGGCTGGGTACTCACCTGATGTTGCCTACAACACGGCTTCGAAGTTGCTCAACGGTCGGGACTTTCCGCACGTTTTGGAATATGTTGTCGAACTCAGGGAGGAAAGGCAGCGTCGATATGGCGTCAGCACCATCGGGCAGTTAGAACGGCTGTACAAGCTGTCATCGGGCGCAGAGGAGGCGGGACAGTTTTCAGCGGCTATCAATGCCGAAAAGATCCGCGCCGCTCTGGGGGGCCTCACGGTCGACCGGAGAGAAAACATAAACACCATCGATCAACTGTCGCGGGACGAGATCACATCTCGCCTTGCCGCATTGCAGAAACAATATCCGCAAGCGTTTGTGATCGACGGCACGGCAAAGGACATCACACCAGATGAGCAAGGGACCGGAGGCAAACTTCTGGACGCAATTGAGGCAGAACCTGCCGAAGAAGTGCTTCGCCACGAGGATTGAGAACAAGCATGGAGGGGGTGTTCCCGATGTGCATTTGGTTTGGGATGGGTTGTCGTTTTGGTGTGAGTTGAAGGTTAGTAAAACAAACGCAGTGAACATCTCGCCTCATCAGATCGCGTGGAATGCTGCATATTGGGCTCGCGGCGGCTCAAATTTCTTCTTAGTAAAGAGGGCCTCGCAACGCGATATACTTTTATTTGAGGGTGATCAGGGGGCCATGTTAGCTGATGCCGGCCTTTCTGGGACCCCAGGATCGAGGTTCGAGAATCCGAAGGCGCTGTTCGCGGCTCTTCGTCCCCGGCTTCTGGCTCGTTGCCCTGCGGCCCCACGCGCCGTTTGATTGCCCTGCGGCCCCACGCGCGCAATTTCCGTCCGAGCGCAGCGAGGACCAACAAGGACCTTGTGCCGAAGGCACTCAATTCTTTTAGCGCGTCGTGACGCGCAATGCGATCATGCCCGAGGCACGAGGAATAGCATGACGCTCTGTGATGATAGTAGTTAGAGGAGAGACCGAAGCCCCTCCTCTGTTGTTAGATGACACCCATCAATACTGACGCGGATTCCATAGTGTTTGTTCCGCAGCTTTCGCACCAGCCGTGGTCCTGATCGGGTTCCATTTCGGTGCTGTAGTTGCATTCTTTGTTCATGCATATGGCAGGATTGACGCCTTCGCACATGTAGTCTTCGACCATGTCACTGGGGTCGTTGTAACCCCAGTCCATAGTTAGGCGATGTAGTTTGTTCATGATCAGTCCTCCTCTGGATCGTCTTCGGTTATTGGAAAGCATACAGTTACAAAGTCATACTCGTCGAATGTAATGTTATGCTTATGTGTTGGGCATGTGTTCAACCATTCAAAAAATTCTTCTCGTGTCATGTTAGTGCTCCACTATTGCGATTGATTTGGCTTTAGTTGTGTTCCCGCTG